TGTTAGACATCAGACTGAATGAGGACGGCGATATTGCCATCTCCAAGAATGGCGACATCTCCACGACGGAGAGCGTCAGACAGGCCGTAATGATTCGGCTGCGCTGGATTTATGACGAGTGGCGGCTCGGCCCTGAGCTGGGCTTCCCATGGTTCGAGGAAGTGTTCATCAAGAACCCGAACACCATCAAGATTAAAACGCTCGTGAGAGACGAGATCCTGAAAGTGAAGGAGGTCAAGGCGGCGACGGTCACGTCGGTCGATTACAACCCGGCAAAGCGAACGGCGACGTTCCGCTACACCGTCACCGTAGGAGAGGACACGTTTAGAGAGGAGGTAACGCTGTATGGCTGATTATGGCCTGACCCCACAGGGGCCGAATATCAAGCGGCTGGATGTCATTCTGGAAGAAATGCACTCGGGGCTGTCGGAGAAATGGGGCGTGAACACGCGCCAGAACCCTGAGTCCCTGCTGAACCATCTGCTGACGAATGTGGCCGACGCCATCGCTGACCTCTGGGAGTTTGGCGAAGCGGTGTACTTCTCACAGTACCCGGCTACTGCAGAGGGCCGAAGCCTCGACAACGCCGCGCAGTACGGCGGCTCCACCCGTGAGGCCGCAGCGAAGTCGTATTACCCAATTCATTGTACGGGCAAGGACGGCACGAAGCTGGCCGCCGGTACGAGGATTTCCTCCGCGACGAACCCGACAACCTATCTGAGTATCACGGACACGAGAGAAATCAGTCGTACGTCGTTCAATCGTGCCTGCATCAAAATCGCGTCCCTCGGAACAGAGAGTGTTTACACCGTAGCCATCAATGGCGCGGTGTTTTCTTATAGCCCGACGGCGGCGGACACGCTCACGGTGCTGAAAGGCATCGCGGCGGCCATCACCGACGAGAAGTTCACGGCCTCCGTGGACGAGACGAATGAGTTCCTGAACATCGAGGCGGCAGACATCGCCTCGAACAATGTGCTGATTCTCTCCGAGAACCTGACCACGGAGACGGTGACGTCGATCATCACCTTCGGCACCGAAGAGAACGGCGACATCCTGATTCCTGGCGGGGTCATTACGAACATCGTCAACGCCGACGCTGGCCTGCTGGCCGTCGAGAACCTCTGCGGCTACATCGCGGGCCGTGACGAAGAGACGGACGTTGAGTTCCGCCAGTCCTACGCGGACAAAATCTTCAACCGTTCGAGCAATATGCTTGAGAGCATCCGCTCCGCAATCCTGCTGAACGTGCAGGGCGTCCGCAGCGTCGCCCCGTATGAGAACGCAACGCACCAATGGTATGTGGACGGCGCCTATCTGGACGTGAAGGACGTGACCGAAACGCCTGCAGGCGACATCGTCCGTCCGCCGCACAGCGTCGAGATCGTGGTCGATGGCGGCGACTCGAAGGAAATCGCGCAGCAGATCCTCGCCAACAAAGCGGGCGGCATCAACACGGTCGGCGAGACCGTCGTGGTTCTGCCCGGTGAGTACGACGAGGAAATCACGATCCGGTTCAATCGGCCGACGACGATTTACACATGGTTCCGCCTGGGCATCACGCTCAACCGCTCCGAGGCTTTGCCGCCGAACTACGTTGACCTGCTGAGAGAGGTCGTCCTGAAGAACATGGACGCTCTGGATGCTGGCAAGGATGTCGTTCCGCAGCAGTTCATGAGCCAGCTTTACAAAGCCTGCTCTGGCATCAGCTATATCGACATTCAGCTTTACGCTTCGGCGGACGCCTCCGATGAAAAACCCTCCAAGTACCCCGACCGCAGTAAGAACATTACGGCGCGTCAGCGGGCCTACACCAAGGAGGAGATGATCGAGGTGGAGATTGATGGCTGATTATGTAGCGACCCTGAAAAACGACCTTGTCGAGCAGTTCCGAGGCAAGGCCAATATCGAGGCGCTCATGGAAGTCATAGGCGCCCAGCTTCAGCAGGTGTATGACTTCTACGACCAGCTTCGGCAGGACAGGGGAGTACATACAGCCGTTGGCAAGCAACTGGACGGTGTCGGCGACATCGTCGTGATGACCAGAATGGAGGCCGGCAAGCTCGCTGGCGACCCGATCCCGTTCGAGGTCATCGACGACGAGACCTACCGCCGGTATCTGATTTACAAAATCCTGAAAAACACCTGCGATTGCACCTACCCCGACATCATCAAGGCGTTTCGGATGTTCTGGGATCGGCCTCTGTACTACAAGGAAGATCCTGCAGAACCCGCGACGATGATTTTCGACACCGGCGAAATGGATGGCACCGTCGATACGACGCCGCTGTTCACCACGCCGCTGCTCCGCGCCGCTGGCGTTACCTTGAAGCTCTACGCTCGGACGAAGACCGAGATGGAGACGGCAAAGCTCTACATTCTGAGCGGCCTCGGCTTTGCCGTCACGGAAACGCTGCTGCCCATCCTCGAACGCGATATTGATTACCACGCCCATGTGTACGTCAGGGGCGGGTATTCGACCATCGCCGAGGACACGCTCCCCGGCGTCGAGCGAGACTATAAGTTTGGCTTCAAACTCCATCTGGGCGCCGGTCTGCAGGCGGTCTTGGAGAGTACGCTGCCCAATCAGGAGCGCGAAGTGTCCTATGACACCTCTGTTTGCGCTGGAAGCGCGGTTCAGAGCGTCATGGAGACGAGAATCACCGACATGGTGATGAAGTCGGGGAAGATGGCCTCACCGCAACGGTCTGCTGCGAAGCGCACGAAACTCCAAAACCTCCGAGCCGTCGCGGATCGCTTGAAGCGAAAAAGCACGGCAGAGGGCAGGAGCGCCCCGAAAGCAGAGTCCAATAAAACGATTGAAGGAGGAACACAGAAATGAGCTACTATGGCGGAACCGTAACGGTCGCCGGCCGCAATCTCATTACGAGCCTCATGGCCGGGAAGACGATTGAGTTCACCCGCATCATGGTCGGCTCTGGTGCCATGCCGGAAGGCGTCGAGCCTATCGACATGGTCGCGCTGGTCACTCCGGTTGCGGAGGGCGTTTCGTCCGTCCCGACTGTGGAGAACGGCGTACTGAGCATGGTGGTCGAATACCGCAACGACCTGAATGGCGGTTTGCAGGAGGGCTTCTGGCTCCGCGAGTTTGGCGTATTCGCCAAGACCGAGGACACCGAAGAGATCCTGCTCTACTACGCAACGCTGGGCGACAGCCCGCAGCCGGTCAATGCCTACAAGGATAACCGCATTGACATTCGGCGCTATCCCATTTCGATTGCCCTTGAGCTGGATGCCGACGTCCAGATTACCTACAACCCCGGCGCGTTCATCACGTCCGCTGAGGCTGAGGAGCTGGTGCGGACGATGGTTCAGGAGGCGATCAGCGGTGTCGGCACCGCAATCATCAAAGACATCACGATTCCCCGCACCGGCTGGACATGGCAGGAGGAGAATCCTGATGAACAGGGCGCGTGGGACATGGACGAGTATCGCTACTACGTCGATGTTCCCGTGACGGAGGCTGCGGAAACGCAGTTCCCGAACGTCGCTCTGCATAAAGCGGCCCTTGAGACCGCGAAAAACGCTGGCCTTTGCCCGACGGTGCAGACCCTTGCCGGTGCGCTGCGCTTCTGGGCAAAGAGGAGTCCTGACGAGGATATGGAGGCGACCATCGCCCTCGTATCTCCCGGTGCCAGCAGCAGTGGGGGAGGCGGAGGCTCGACCTATGTGCTGCCCGTGGCTACGGCAACGCGGCTCGGCGGCGTAAAGATCGGCAAAGGTATCTCTGTGGCAGCGGACGGCACGATCACCGCATCGACCAGCGGCGTCAGCCCCGACGACATGGCCTCCACCGAAGACACGGAATCCATGCTGGACGAAGTCTTCCCCTCTGAGGACGAGAACCCATAAGCTACCGGCAAAGACCATTGAGAGGAGCGATTAAATGGCATACGACACCTCTAAACTCGCAAGCCTTCAGGCTCTGAAAGACACGGCTACCCGTATCAAGAAAGAGTATCTGGCGGCTATCTCCAAGGCGGGTCACGCTTCGTTCCAGAAGGCCGAAGCCATCCCGACCGCGGAGGAGGCACAGGAGAATATCCTGTACCTTGTTAAGAACACCGAGACCAGCCACTACGACATCTACGCTCTGGTAGACGGCACGGTGGAACTGCTGGATGACACCACGGTCAATCTCGACGGTTGCGTGACCGACGAAGAGCTGGCAACGGCTCTGGCCGGTCTGGGCGGCGGCGCACTCTATGAGGGCACGAAGTCCGACCTGTCCGCATCCGACAGCAGCATCATCGAGGCGTACTTCGCGGCGCACACCGACATTACCCCGAAGGCGGGCGATGTGTTCGTTGTGACCACCATCGTCGGCGACAAGGAGTACGAGAAGTCTGCGTACCAGTACACCGGTACGGCGTGGGAAGCGATGACCGGCAACGTGGACGCCGACAAGGTCATCATGCGCGAGAACCTGATGCTGGCGGGCGATTACGACCGCATCGGCAACTGGACGAAGGATAAGAACGGCACGGCCACAAAGGAAGTGTCTGGCAAGTCCGTCGCGGCGATCCTGAAAGACCTGACCTCGAAGACCCTTCAGCCGACCATCACGGCGAACCCGTCCATCAACGGCTTCGGCCTGAGCGGTGCGGGCGCAGTGGAAGCCGGTACTGCGGTTGCAACCGCGTCCTATCTGGCTGCCACCCTGAACCCCGGTTCCTACAAGTACGGCCCCAAGGCCGGTACTGGCGTCGTGGCGTCCAACTGGAAGGTTGAGCGTATCACCGACGGCGGCACCGAGCAGGTGGCCTCCGTGGATGCCGCGTCCCTGCCTGCGGGCAGCGACAACAACGGCGGCAACGGCTTCATCATCGGCGACGCTGGCGGCGATAACGCTGTGGCAAGCCTGAAGTACCGCGTGACCGCGACGCACGGTGCCGGTGTGCAGGCCGAGGACAACCTCGGCGGCGCGTCCAACCCCGCTGTTGCGATTGCGGCTGGGTCTAAGACGAAGGACTCCGCTGCGTACACGCCGTTCCGTAACTACTTCTTCGGCGCAACCGCCGAGAAGCCGGCTCTGGACAGCGCGTACATCCGCGGCCTGACCAAGTCCGGCAAGGCATACGCTCCTGGCGTCATTACCGTCAATGTTCCCGCTGGCGCTAACCGCGTCGTGATCGCCTGCATCGCCGGCAAGACCGGCGTGAAGAAAGTCATCAACGAGACTGCACTGAACGCAGACGTGACCGATACCTTCACCAAGAAGACTGTTGCCGTCGAGGGCGCTAACGGCTACACCGCAAAGGACTACAACGTGTGGGTTTTCGAGCCGGCCGTTCCGTACGAGAACGCTGCCGTCCTGAAAGTCACGCTCGGTTGAGAGGAGGGAATGAAATATGGCAGTCAATAACACCCAGAACAACTACGCCAAGATGGAGTTCCCGCTGACGATCAAGCGGCAGGATGCGTTCAGCATCGACCCCACCGAGATCTGGCCCTCTCTTGAGGCAGCTCAGGAGTACGCACAGACCAACCCCACAGCTTACGTCGGCCAGAAACTCTCTGTCGTCGTGGATGGCGTGTCCACGCCGTATCAGATCAAGAACGCGGCTGGTGAGCTGGAACCCCTCGGCGGTACGCCTGCGACCGACGAGGAAGTAGCAGAGATGTTTAACGAAGTGTTCAATTCTGGGGCAACCGGGAACTGATGCTGCGGTGAACAAATATTTTTAATCATCATTAGGAGGAAAACGCAATGGCTTACGACAACACCCATCTGGTAAAACTGGCAGCCCTCAAGGCTCTGGCTGAGAAGGTAAAGAGCGACTACGCTCTGAAGACTGACTTGACCGCTCTGAGCGGCCGCGTCGATAACCTCGTCGCTGCTGGCGGCGAGCCCAACGTCCTGACCGGCATCAAGGTCAACGGCGCCCTGCTGGAGCTGACTGAGAAGATCGCCGACATCCTGATCGCTGAGGGCAAGACCAACGGCACTATCTCCGCCAACGGCGTTGATATTCCCGTTCACGGTCTGGCGGCTCTGGCCTACAAGTCCGAGGTTGCTGAGAGCGATCTGGCTGCCGCTCTGAAGGCCATCATCGACGCCAAGGCGAAGCAGGCCGATCTCGACACCCTGACCGGTGAGGGCGAAGGCTCCATCAAGAAGATGATCGACGACGCCTTCAATGACTTCTCCACCAAGGTCAGCGATGACGGTGTCGTCAACTCTTACAAGGAGTTGATCGACTGGGCTGCCACCC